GGTCAACGCGCCGGCGTCGGCCTGGACCGCTGGCCTGTTTGCCTGGACCGATGCCACCTACGGTTTCTGGGCCTCGCCGTCGAACAAGGAGTTTGTCGGCATCACCGGCACCACGCGGCCAATTGAGTTTCTCGACGGCGATGCGTCCTGCCGGGCCAACGTGCTGAACAACGCGAACATCACCACGATCATTCGTGATGACGGGTACCGGCTGTGGGGCAACCGCACACTGTCCAGTGACCCGAAATGGAAGTTCGTTACCCGCGTGCGAACGCTGGATATCGTCATGGATGCCATCCTCTACGCGCACAAGTGGGCCGTCGACCGCTCGATCACTGCGACCTACGTCAAAGACGTGACCGAAGGCCTGCAGGCGTTCATGCGCGACCTGAAGAATCAGGGCGCGATCATCAACTTTGAGGTCTATGCCGACGAAGAGCTGAACACCTCCAGCGAACTCAGCGACGGCAAGGTGTACTGGAACATCCGGTTCACCGATGTGCCGCCGGCCGAAAACCCGAACTTCCGCGTGGAGGTGACCGATCAGTGGATCACTGAAGTGCTGGACACCGCTGCCTAAGGAGGCCGTTTTATGATTCCTGAAGTGCTCTACAACACCAACCTGTTCGTGGACGGCATCAGCCTGCAGGGCGACGTGCCGAGCCTGACCCTGCCCAAGTTGACCCTCAAGACTGACGAATACCGCGCGGGCGGCATGGATGCGGCGGTCGAACTCGACATGGGTATGGAGAAGCTGGAGGCCAGCTTCCTCACCAATGGGGTTCGCCGCGAGGTGCTGAAGTTCTTCGGCCAGTCCGACTTGACCGGGTTCAACGCCTCGTTCCGCGGTGCCTTTAAGGGCCAGAAAGGTGTGGTCAAGTCGGTGGTCGCCACCCTGCGTGGCAGCCTCAAGGAAGTCGATCCGGGGGATTGGAAACCGGGCGAAAAGGGCGAGTTCAAGTACGCCGTTGCGGTGACCTATTACAAGCTGGAGATCGACGGCAGCGTGATGTTTGAAATCGATCCCCTCAACTCAATCCGCGTCATCGATGGTACCGATCAACTGGCCGCCGTGCGGTCCGCCCTGGGCATGTAAGGAGCAACACCATGAGCAACGCGAAAGACAACGTCCTGCCGAAATGGCTGCAACTGGGCAGCGGCATCGCCACCGTAACCCTGTCCCGACCGAGCGAGGCTAACGGCATTCAGGTCGACAAGCTGACCCTGCGTGAACCGACGGTGCGCGAGATGCGCGCCGCTACCTTGCAGGGCGGTAGCAACGAAGAAGAGCAGGAGATGGTCTTGTTCTGCAGTCTTGCGAGCATCGGCCGCGCGGATCTGGAGGGGCTGCTGATGCGTGATTATCGTCGTCTGCAGACCGCCTATTTTCGTGTGGGAGCAGATGACGGGGTTTAACCCCAAGCTGCAAAAAGCCTTGGCTAAACGCTTGGCCGTCGAGCTGAACTTTTCGGCGGCCGAGATTCAGGGGCTGTCGTTTTCCGAGATGGTCTGGTGGCTCACGGATTGAGCCCATCCCCTTTGCACACAGGTACCCTGCATGGCGAACAAACTCTCGCTCGGGCTGGTGATTGGCGGCGCCGTCGATTCATCCCTGGGCGCCGCCTTCAAGAATGTCAGCGGCGAAATGAAAAAGCTCGAGGCGCAAACCACACGCGCCAAGGGCTTGCAGAAAGTCATCGGCGAGACCATGCGTCTACGCGAGGAATGGAAAAAAGCCCACGACAGCGGCGCGGCCAATGCCGGCGCGCTGCTCAAAAAGCTGGAGGCCAACAACGCCAGTCTGCGTAAGCAGGGTATTGAGGTCGGGCGCTTGCGTCAGGAGTACCTGGCACTGGGCAAGGTGGTGCGCAGTGCCGAGTTCAAGGCCAAAGGGATGGGGCAGGTGGAAGAGGGGCGAGAGAGCCTGCGCAGTGGGTTCGGCACGGCGGTGGCCGGTACCACCCTGGCCGCCGTGCCGACCAAGGTCAGCGCGGATTTTCAGGCGATTATTCGTGACATCGCGATCAAGTCCGGTACCGCCAATACTCAACAGGAAGTAAATACCGCCCGCGACATCGTCCAGACCTCAAAAGACACCGGCATGGCCAACACCCAGGTGGCCGAGTTGGTGAACCAGCTGGTTGGTGGCGGCATGGATCTGACCGAAGCGCTGAAGTATGCGCCGGTGGCGGCCAAGTTTGCGGTCGGGCAGGGCGCGTCGGGTACCGATACGGCGAAGATGATTCTGGCGATGCAGAACAACGCCAAGATCACCGACCCGAAAAAAATGGAACAGGCCTTGGCGTCCGTCGCGTTGCTGGGCCAGCAAGGCAGCTTTGAAGCGGCCGACATGGCCAAGTGGTTTCCGGAACTGTTGGCGCAGATGGCCAGCAGCGGCATCACCGGTCAGGATGCGGTGACCCAGCTGGGCGCCATGCTGCAGGTGCAGATCAAGAGCGCCGGCAGTGCCGATGAGGCGGCGAACAACCTGAAAAACTGGGTCGCGAAAATTGGCTCGGGGGAAACCGTTAAAGGCTATGCCGATGCCGGGATTGACTATCAGGGTTCGATGAACGCGGCCATTGGCAAGGGCCTGTCGACCTTTGAAGCCAGTTTCGAACTGGCGCGCCGGTACGTGGAAAAGACCGATCCGAAAAAGGCCAAGCAGCTGAATCAGGGGCTGACCCAGATCAGCCAGGAGACGGACCCGGCCAAGGCGCAAGCGATGGCCGATGCCTTGGCCGCCACTTTGCGTACCGGCGATTTGTTTGCCGACATGCAGGTCAAGACGGCCCTGATGGCGTACACCCAGAACAAAAAATTCTACGCGGACCTGAAAAAAGGCGCCTCGGACCCCAACGGCCCGCGCAAGGACATTCTCGACAAGAACCTGAGCGAGCGTCGCGAAGCCTCGTCACAACGCTGGGCCGAAACCGGTCAGGCGTTCAACGATTCGCTGCGTGCCATCGGTGATGCCCTGCGTCCGGCGACGGATGCGCTGGCCATCGGGATTGGCGCGGCGGCGCGTGGCTTGACCGCTTTGTCCGAGGAAACGCCCAAGGCCGTGCTGGGCCTGGCGGCACTCACTGCTGGTGCGTTGGTATTGGGCAAAGCCTGGGCCGCGCTGAAAATCGGTCGGGGGCTGGCCAACATCGCGCGCGGTTCGGCCGGCGACCGGTCCAATATCGTGCAGCGGGTGTTCGTGACCAACGCGAATGACGGCGATGACGACGGGCTAGATCACGGCAAAGAAGGGAAGGGCGGAAAGGGCAAAAGCCCTGCAAGTCGGATGTCCCGTGGCATGAAAGTGGGCGGGGCGCTGGGGGTGGTCGGTGCCGGCATTCAGGTGGTGGACACTTACCGGAACGCCACCACCCGTGATGAAAAGGCCGAAGGCTACGGTGGCGCGGTAGGTGGGCTCATGGGGGGCGTGCTCGGCGGCGCGGCAGCCGGTGCGGTTTTAGGCTCGATCGTCCCCGTGGTCGGTACCACCATTGGCGGGATTATCGGCGGCATGCTCGGGGCGTGGGGCGGGGGCGAGATAGGGGCGACCATGGGCAAGGCGTTGTTTGGCGGGCCGGACACGCTTGCCAAAGCACCGATCGGCATCGTTCCCATGGCCGCCGGCCAAGGGGTGGGCGCGGTCGTGCGCTCGATGGAAAACGCCCCCGCCGCGCCGGTCACGGCGGCGGTATTAATGTCGAGCACGGCAGCGAAGACACCCGAGTGGCCGAAGGTCGATCAGCAATTTACCTTCGCGCCGGCCCCGGTTTTTCAGGTGCAGGGTGATGTGAAAGACCCGGCGCAGTTCGTCCAGGAAATGATGCCGTACCTGCGGCGCCAGTTTGACGACTTCGCTCGGGAAGCGCGCGACCGCCAGTTGTTTGATGCACCCCATGTGGCTTGAGGACGTGAAATGGCGGATGAAAAAACTTACCTGCAGCACCTGCAGGGCGGGTTGAAGTACATGGTCGACGCGGGGGAGGCCGGGCGCACTGACCTGGAGTCCATGATCGGACCCATGAATGGCGCACTGAATGAAATCAGCGGGGCGGCCGATGCGCTGGAAGGTTTGCCCTTTATCAGCGAGGACCTGAGCGACAAGACCCGGCGTCTGCAGGATGCGATCAACTCGGCGCAGGCCAAGATCGGCAAGGTCGCCAGCTACTACAACCAGACCCAGCGCGCGTTGGCCCAGTTTGAAGAGCACTTTTCCGCCCTGACCGAACAGATCAGCCGCTTTGGCGCGGCTTTCAACAAGGTCGCTGGCAAGGCCAATGCCGCGTTGGGCAATATTTTCCCCACGGAATGGTTTGCCGGCGACATGACGCCGATTCCCGATGCGGTGAAGCCATTCCCGCACCTGTTGATCATCTACCCGCTCAAGGCCAATGAGCGGCCGTATTACTTCAACCTGGACACGGCGGCGTTTGACGAGTTACGCCGGCAGACGTCGTTTCGCTGGGCGGCGCAGGAACGCCTGACCCGGCGCCCGGCGCAACAGGCCGTGGGCCTGGGCGAAGAGAAAATCACGATCAAGGGTGCGATCTACCCCAGCTACAAAGGCGGATTGAAGCAACTGGATACGCTGCGCAGTATCGGCGCCAAGTTGCTGCCGCTGAACTTGACCACCGGTTACGGCGAGGTGCTGGGCAACTGGTGCCTGACCAACATCGACGAAGAGCAAAGCGCTTTGCTGCCAGGCGCCATTCCGCGCAAGCAAGGCTTTTCATTGGAGTTTGTCCGTTATGGCGATGACTTGCAGAACAGCTGACGGGGATCTGCTCGACACCCTGTGTCACCACTATTACGGCCACCTGAACCGCAGTGTCGAGGCGGTGCTGGCGGCCAATCAGGGACTGGCCGATGAGCCGCAACCGTTCCGGGCGGGTGTATTGATCACGCTGCCGGATCTGGTGATCGAGCCCGACAGCGTGATTTCACTCTGGGATTGATCCCATTACCCAGCCCGCTCATTGCGGGCTTTTTCTTGCCTGGAGTACCACGATGCAACCGCTGTTTCGTATCGTCGCCGACGGCGCCGACATCACCACATTGATCAACGATCGGCTGGTGTCGCTGCAACTGGCCGACCGGCCCGGGATGGCCTCCGATTCGTTTGATTTGCGCATCGACGATCGTGACGGCGCGGTGTCGCTGCCCGTTCGTGGCGCGAGCATCGAAGTCTACCTGGGTTATGCCGGCGCCGACCTGACGCGCATGGGCCGCTACACCGTGGACGAGGTGGCGGTTTCCGGCCCACCGGACACGCTGGTGATCAGCGGCAAGGCCAGCGACATGCGTGGCAGTGGCAAAACCACGCGCAGCGGCAGTTGGGAGGACGTCAGCCTGGCGCAGATCGTCGGCGACGTGGCCGCGCGCAATGGCTGGCAGCCGTCGTGCCCGGTCGACACCCGGGTGTCGCGCATGGATCAGCTCAATGAATCCGACTTCAACTTCATCACCCGGGTGGCCAAGAAGCACGACTGCACTGCCAAGGTGGCCGACGGAAAGCTGCTGGTCTTGCCGCGACAAGGCGGGCAGAGCGCCAGTGGCAAGGACTTGGGTGTGATCACCTTGCAACGCAATGACGTGACCCGCTGGCAGTTTCGCTTGAGCGACCGCAGCGCCCACCAGGGCGTCAGCACCCAATACCAGGACCCGGCCAGCGGCGAGCTGCTGATCTCGCACCTGGACAATCCCAACGTGCCCGAGGGCCTGCCGCCGGTGCATACCGATCGCCACATCTATCCGGACCGTACGGCGGCCGACGAGGCGGCGAAGGCGCGGCTGGCGGCGTTCAACCGATCCACCGCCTCGGTGCGTCTGGACCTGCCCGGACGCACCGACCTGTTTGCCGAAATCATGATTGAGGCGCAAGGCTTCAAGCGCGGCCTCGATGGCGGGTATCTGGTGGAGTCGGTGGATCACACCTTCACCCCGTCCGGGTGGACGGTGTCGGTGGAGTGCAATGGCGGCAAGGAGGGCAAGGCCAAGGCTTCAGGTAAGCCAGAGCAAGTCGTGCTCGAAGTGCCGGTTTGATTACCCGGGCGAGTGAGTCGCCCCGGGTCAAAGAGGGTTTAACCCCGAAGTAAAAGGAGCGGCCAGTTTGGATGCGTCAACATCCAAGCTGGCCACCGTCCCCGCAGATTGTCCCTGCAAGTCCCGCCAAGGCTCCTGCTCTGTGCACAAAGCAGAGCGAGCCTAGCACCTGTTTATTTATACAGTAAAGGTCTTGCTATCCATATCTTCACCCATCATCCCTTGGATGGGCGGCAAACGCCGTCTGGCCGATCGCCTTATTCCCCTGTTCCCACCACACGAATGCTACGTCGAAGTCTTTGCCGGCGGCGCCGCGCTGTATTTTATGCGGCCCCAGGCGGCGCCCGTGGAAGTCCTCAACGACATCAACGGCGACCTGGTGACGTTGTACCGCGTGGTGCAGAACCACCTCGAAGAGTTTGTGCGCCAATTCAAATGGGCGCTCAGTTCGCGCCAGGTGTTCGAGTGGCAGAAGATGACCCGCCCGGAAACCCTCACCGACATCCAGCGCGCCGCGCGATTCTTCTATCTGCAGCACCATGCCTTCGCCGGCAAGGTCTCCGGGCAGACCTTCGGTACCGCGACCGCCACGCCGTCTATCAACCTGCTACGCATCGAGGAGAACCTTTCCGCCGCCTGGCAGCGCCTGTCTGGCACCTACGTGGAAAACCTGCCCTGGCTGGAATGCGCCGAACGCTACGACCGTGCCCATACCTTCCACTACATGGACCCGCCGTATTGGCAGACTGCAGGCTATGGGGTGGACTTTCCGTTCGAGAACTACGAACGCATGGCCGATTTCATGCGCCGCTGCAAGGGCAGGGTGATGGTCAGCATCAACGACCACCCGGACATTCGCCGGGTGTTCGAAGGTTTTCATTTTGAGATGCTGGACATCCGTTACACCACGACCAACCAGCGGCAGGGCAAGGCCGACGTCAGCGGGGAACTCGTCATTTTGAATTGGGAGCCTGCGGCGTTAGGAAGTCTCTTTTGAAGGAGAGGCACTTAGTGCCGCTCTTGCCAAAAGCCGCTCCCGACCCGTGGCGGATGTTTGGAGGGAGTGCGAAAGATATTCTGCGCGTGTAGTAGTTTGGTACTCCCCCAAACGCCAATCTGTCCATGAAAGTGCTGCGGGGAGAAACTGGGATAACTGCGGGGAATTGGGGCGCGCACTACAAGATTAGATATATTTGTAGTGCGTGCGTCCACAAATTATTTCTGTTGTGACTTCAATTGCTTTGCTGTGGCAAATCTTTTCTTTCGTTTAAGGGCTTGTCTTGCAGCTCCATAAAATATTTTTGAAGGTTCATATTGTTCTTTGCGGATTTGCTGATTTTCTTTTGCATTTGTTTTGTTGCTGAGTTTATAAAATCTGCATCTTGGGAAGAAAAATCAATGCCCAGTCTCAAGGTCCAGTTTAGCGAATTCGCGTGATCCTCAACCAATGATTTGAAAGCTTGATCGTCACCTAGGTTGGCAAGAACTGAATCGATAAAAAACAACAATACATTTCTTTCATCTTCAGAAAGCTTGCTGTCAAGCTCTGCTAGTATTTTTGCTTCATGGAGTGCGGGGAGAAAAAAATCATAGGAGTACGATTTTTTAATGGCGGTAGTGAGCATGCATAGTACCTGAAGCTCAGGTAGTTGTTGAAGCCAACTCTCCTTCTTTTTGGATACTATTTCAGTATATAAAATCGCCGCGTCAATAAAGGTTCGGCTTAGCGCAGTTTCTATTTCTTTATAGGGGGTTTGGTAAGCCGCAAGTAGAAAGTCTGAAAAAGAAGATAGCTTGACTAAAGATTCAAGCTCGTTCTCAGGCACGAGTCGACTGATTTGATTGATTCGACTAGGAGCGTCTTTGATAATGCCTAAGTAAAAGTACTCTATTCCCTGCCAGTACAAGTCGAATGGTTTTTTTATCGGGGCCTCTAATCCTTTTTGCTGATACTGTAGAGTTGCATAAAAAAATTCCTTAAATGTTTTATGCTTGAAGAATATAGCGTTCTTTTCTGAGTCAAACCCAATGATGTCGGTTTTGTTGATGAAGGACTTCATTAGAGTTTGCGCATTTTGCCCCGTGCGTC